ATGTGGGAAAGCAGTGGGGTTGCCATGGAGCATTTGCAAGGGGCTGCTTCATTGGCTGCTCATATCAAGGTGCCAATCGAGGATTTGCTTTTGCCATGTGTGTTTTGCGGGCGTTTCCTAGATTTTCATGAATTGACAGCTTTTGACTATAAGCAGTTGCAGCTTACATGGAAAGGCGGATTTCCACGCGGATGCTGCATTCCATGTGCAAAGACGGTGTCTGAGCAGGAGTGTATGCTCTTTACAGAGGTAGTATTAACAAGCGAAGAGTTCGCTAACCAGGTTGGGGGCTTTGCTTCTATATTTGTAAGGTGTAGACTCTGCTTAAAATTGCTTTCCCTAACAGAAAAAGTAAACGCTATATTGCATGGTGAGCAGTTTTTACGGGTCAGAGGGAGGTGGCGGGCACGTTGTCGCTGCTGTATAAATATCTGATAATGATTGGGAAAGACGCTACTCTTAGAGACATTGTGCTTGAGGAGGAGCAGCCTTGCCCTGTCGACGACTTATATTGCGACGAGGAGCTTCCTCCAGAGGAAGAGGAGGAGGCGGAGCGAGAGCTACAGAGCTTTGCTCCCTACAGAATACAGGCTCATTGCGGGCACTGCGAACGACCTATTAGACTTGTGGTCCTGTCCACCAGGGACGGTATAATCAGCCTTGAAGAACTACTGACGAGCTGCCTTGATTTGTGCTGCCCCGATTGTGCGTCACGTCGGTGGAGATTCGGCAGAGCGCAACATGGAGGGTGAACTAGAAGCAGGTACAGACCCGCAGGAAGGTTGTAGTGGTCATTTCATTGTGCAGGAGGCCGAGTGTAGCGATATGGGCAGTGATGAGGAAAGCGATACAGAAGGTGATATTCCTGGGCTAATATCAGATACACCAGTTGAGCAGGGAAATACCCGGGCACTGTTTCAACAGCAGGCACTTACAGATGACAGTAGAGAGGCTCAACTGTTAAAAAGAAAACTGATGAGTCCGAAACAGAAAGTAGCCGACTTAAGCCCCAGGCTTAGGTCTATCACAATAACACCACCAAAGCCTTCAGCTAAGAGGAGGTTATTTGAGTCGAGCTTCGACAGCGGGATAGAAAACTCAGGGAACCATGAAACTGAAGCTACTAACACGGATGAGACACAGGTAGATGCCGTGATGTTTGACAATGGCGACGGTCGTAGTGAAGGGAGGGGGGAGGGAGACGGAGAGGAATACGGGCCGAAAGAAGGGGGGTCCGGGAGCATAGTGAAGCAATTAATGAAAACATCAAACAGACGAGCAGCGCTGCTGGGCAAATTTAAGGAAAGCTTTGGGCTTGGGCTTGGAGAGCTTACCCGCGCCTTTAAGAGCCACAAAACATGCAATGCAGACTGGGTTGTGTATATTTGTGGCGTGCACCATTCGGTATATGAAAGCATGCCAGAAATACTCAGACCAATCTGTGATTACATGGTTATCACTGGGAACAGCGGAAGGGGGGGCTACCTTGTGCTAATGCTATTGAGATTCAAAGCACAGAAGTGCAGAGACACGCTCCTAAAAATGCTGAAGGATAAATTCAATGTAAATGATCTGCAAGTAGTGGCGGATCCTCCAAAGGTGAAGAGCGTTCCAGCTGCATTGTACTGGTTTAGGATGGCACTCTCAAAAACAGCAAGTGTAGGGGGTGATACACCTGAGTGGATCACCAGGCAAACACTTGTAAATCATCAAACAGGAGACGCAGCCAAATTTGACCTTGCACATATGGTGCAGTGGGCATTTGATAACAATTATACAGAGGAAAGTATCATAGCATACAATTATGCTCTGATTGCAGATGAAGACATCAATGCAGCTGCCTGGCTCAATACAAATTCGCAGGCAAAACATGTGAAGGACTGTTGTACGATGGTCAGGCTTTATAAGACAGCCATTATGAGGAGCCTGTCTATATCAGGGTGGATACACACAAGAATGAAGGAGTTCGACGACAGCGGGGACTGGAGGGACATAGTTAATTTTCTGAGATTTCAGCATGTTGAGTTTATTGCATTTTTGGGGGCCTTTAAAGCTCTCCTGAAGGGGATACCCAAAAGAAATTGTATCTGCATACACGGGCCCCCGAACACGGGGAAATCTATGTTCTGCATGAGCTTGCTTGGCTTTTTTGGTGGCAGGGTCATTTCTTTTGCAAATTCCAAAAGCCAATTTTGGATGCAGCCATTAGCTGACGCGCGCCTGGCATTGCTTGACGATGCCACCAGAGCGACGTGGGACTATTTTGACATGTATCTCAGAAATGCATTAGATGGCAATCCTATCTCTGTAGATCTAAAGCACAGGGCACCCACGCAAATAAAATGTCCACCGTTGCTAATAACAACCAATTTAAACATTACACATGACGACAGGTGGCGCTACCTGTTTACAAGAGTAAAGCTTTTTGAGTTTAAGTATGACTTTCCCTTTAACGAGGAAGGACAGCCCCTATACAAGCTTAATCATGAGAGTTGGAAATCTTTTTTTAAAAGGTTGTGGTTACAATTAGACCTAAGTGATCAAGAGGACGAGGGGGAAGATGGAGAGCCTGAGCAAACGTTTAAATGCGGTCCAAGACGATCTTCTCAATCTTTATGAAGAGGGCAGTGACCAGTTGCAGCGTCAGGTTGAGCACTGGAATCTAACGCGGCAGGAAAACGTGCTGCTACATTATGCCAGGCAATCCGGGGTGATGCGGGTGGGCATGCAACCCGTGCCACCGCTGCAGGTATCGGCCGAGCGGGCCAAAAGCGCAATTGAGATGCAGCTTATGCTGCAGTCGCTGTGTGACTCTCCGTGGGCGACGGAGACATGGACACTCAGCGACACGTGTAGAGAGCGTTGGCTGGCGGATCCGCCGCGGTGCTGGAAAAAGGGGCCTTGCACTGTTGAGGTTGTTTATGATGGGGACGCGGACAATAGCATGCACTACACGCTTTGGCAGCGGATATATTATCAGGATTCTTCGGACAGGTGGCAAATGTCTAAAAGTCAGGTTGACCACAGTGGGATATGGTTTTGGGACTGTGAGCATAAACATTACTATGTGAAGTTTGCCACGGATGCAGAGAGATATAGTGCTACGGGAGTATGGGAGGTTGTGTATAACAATGAGACCATTTCATCTTGCGATCCTGTTACTAGCACTACACCGCCCACCGACCCTTGTGGAGAGGCTGAATTATATCCTCACCGGATACCCACCACCCAACGACGAGCCGGAGACGGGGGAGAGGAGCCCAGCAAGGGGGAGGCGCCGGCGGCGCAAGGAGAGACTGAGCTCCCCGCAATTCACACCCCCACACACACCTCCCCGTTCCCCGACAGCACTTCTAACTCCCCCGAGCCCGTTTCCCAGTCTGCTGGGGGGGTTCAGCGACCCTCCGTCGAGCCAGTGGGAACTTCCCCCCAGTCAACGCCGCCTTGCACAGGGTCGCAGCAGGGGCCCAACGCCCCCGAAACACCCAGAAAGCCAAAGAAGCGACAGCCCACATCCGCCACAGCAGGGCCCGGGTCCAAGCGCAAGCCAGCGGATAGTCAGTCTGCCAAGGGGGGTGCCCAGGAGCCCTCGGACGAACCCCTTCTGGTTCCCGTTTACGGAGAGCGTGGAGGAGGAGGGGACGGGCCTGTCGGTTGTGAGGGGGGGGGGCAACAACACGCCAGGGCCCTTGCGGTCCCGTCCGCAGACCCCGGACCATTGGGACCCCCTTCCCCGTCCAGAGGAAGTGCCTCGCCGTCGCCGCCGCCCCCGCCTGCAGCAGCAGCACGAAGACCTCCGCCTCGCGCTCCAGCAGCTCGGCAGGGACGCGTTCCAGTTGAGGGAGGACATCGAGACGGACCTGAACACCTTTTTCGGGAAGCTGGGGATAGCCCCGCATCGGCTCTAGTTCTCTGTGGACCCGCTAACACTCTGAAGTGTTTCAGGTACAGACTCTGTCATAATCACAGCCACCGCTATTCACACTGCAGCACTACCTGGTACTGGACAGGTCAGGGTGCAGGGAGACTTGGACCTGCAAGGATCATAGTGACTTTTCGGGACAGGCATCAAAAAAGTGACTTTTTGGCCGCGGTCAGGCTCCCCCCCTCCGTGACGGCAGCCCGCTCCCTTTTGGCCATTTAGGTGTCCATGTATTTCTGTGTCCTCATTTCATGATTTTTCTACACGGTCTTGCTTTTTTTTACTTTGTCTGTTACTACATTTTGTTTCACTTATTTTTTGTACTGTGCATTTGGCTGGTCATAAAGGCATTGCTTTCTTGTACCACTCTGTTGTGTTGGGTCTAATGGTAAGGGCCAGAAGGACGCGGCGGGCGGCCGCAGAGGACCTGTACAAAACATGCAAGGCCGCAGGTACGTGCCCACCTGACATTATTCCAAAGATAGAGAGGAAAACAGTTGCGGACAAAATATTGCAGTGGGGGGCGGCTGGGACCTTTTTCGGTGGCCTTGGTATAGGGACCGGATCCGGTAGGGGAGGAGCTACTGGATATATCCCTCTCGGTGGTGGGGGGCGTGGCCCTGGAGTCAACATAGGAGCGGGGGGGAGGACAGTGCGTCCACCGATACCGGTCGACGCCCTGGGTCCTGCAGAGGTCTTACCTGTGGACGCCCTTGATCCTGCTGTTGTTCCACTGGTCGACGGGTCAGCAACGGATGTCAGCGTCATAGAAAGTGGTGTGGACCTTGTCCCTCGCCCTGCTCCAGAGGCGCCCACGGACGTTGTGCCCGTGGATGTGTCCACTGAGGTCACTGCTGATGGCTTTACAAATGTGTCGCTACATGTCCCACCTGAAGCAACACCTCCTTCACGGTCCAGTGTGTCGTGGTCTCAGTTTAGCAACCCTGCATTCGAGGTTGCCCCTGACAGCACACACGGTTTTGGGGAGACATCCTCTTCACATAACATATTTGTCACAGAGGGGGGGGACGGGGTGCCTGTAGGCGAAGGCTCTGAGGACATACCACTTGTGGAATTCAGAACCAGCACCCCTAAACAAAGGCCTGCACGTCCCCGCACACGGGGCCGAGGGTATCCTCAAAGGTTTTATGAGAAGGTGAAAGTCTCGGACCCTGCTTTTCTTAGCAGGCCAGGCACACTCGTGCAGTTTGGCTTTGACAACCCTGTGTTTGATGAAACACTCGAGTTTACTGTCCCTGCTGAGCCCGAAGCGGCCCCTGACCCTGACTTTACTGATATTAGGCGCCTGACATCATCCAGATTTACAGAGGTGGATGGCCGTGTTAGGGTTAGCCGTTTTGGGGCCCGTGCCGGGGTCCGCACCCGTAGCGGCCTTCAGATTGGGTCTCAGGTACACTTTTACCATGACATAAGTGACATACATCCCGTGGAAGAGGTGGAGCTATCCATACTAGGTGAAACCTCCAACGCAGACCCCATAACCATATCGGATGACACACAGCCCCTTGATGTCGCCATGGATGAGGATGCCTTTGAGTCTATTAGTCTGGACAGTCTGACCAGTGCAGATTTGGACTCACGTGCCACATCATCATGGGAGGTTTTAGAAAATGAGGATGTCCCACTTATACAGGGCAGACTATCCTTTGGTCACGGACGCAACCGGCAAACCATTGAGGTTGTTGTCCGGCCTGCAACCGCTGGTGGCCCCGTTGATTATGATGATGAGGGTGTTTACATTGACTACCAGGATGACTACACTCCTCAGAGACCTGTCAGACCCACGCCACTTCCGCCCACCGTGGTGGTGGGCTCTTTCGGGGGTGTGGATTATAGTCTGCACCCCAGCCTACTCAGGAAACGTCGCCGCAGACGCAAACGGTACATTTCTTGATTCTGTTGCAGATGTCACTGTGGACCCCTAACAGCCAGAAGATCTTCCTGCCTCCCAACCCTGTAACTAAAGTTTTAAGCACTGACACCTATGTTAGGCGCACCAATGTTTACTGTCATGCTAACTCTGACCGCCTGCTTCTTGTGGGTCACCCCTTATTTGAGATTAAAAATGAGGAAACAGTTAAGGTCCCTAAATGTTCCAGTAACCAGTGGAGGGTCTTTCGCATCAAGCTTCCTGACCCCAATAGGTTTGCTTTTGGGGACACCACTATTCATAACCCTGAAACTGAAAGGTTAGTGTGGGGTGTGAAAGGTATAGATGTTGGTAGGGGACAGCCATTAGGCCTCGGGGTTACAGGTCACCCTCTGTTTAACAAGTTAGCAGACAATGAAAATCCTAATAAATATGATGCTGCACAGACAAAGGACAACAGACTTAATGTTGCTTTTGATGTGAAGCAGACTCAAATGATTATTCTGGGCTGTGCCCCTGCTGTTGGGGAGCACTGGCGGAAGGCACGTGTCTGTCCTAATACAGCTACAAAGAAAGGAGACTGCCCACCCATAGAACTGCAAAACACAGTGATACAAGATGGTGATATGTTTGACATTGGCTTTGGTGCCATGGAGTTTTCCACCTTGCAGGAAAACAAGTCAGATGCACCACTGGACATTAACACAACTACCTGTAAATACCCTGATTTTCTTAAAATGGCTAAGGAAACAACAGGGGATTCTATGTTTTTCTTTGCTAGGCGTGAGCAATCTTATGCCCGCCATTTTCTTAGCCGTGGGGGTACCCCTGGTGAGCCTGTTCCCGATGGTCTGGTTCTAAAACCAGAGAGTCAGCCATCAATGGGAACTTCTGTATACTTTGGTACACAGAGTGGATCCCTGGTTTCCAGTGATGCACAAGTTTTCAACAGGCCTTACTGGCTGCTGCGTTCGCAGGGCCTTAACAATGGTATATGCTGGAGGGACCAGCTCTTTGTTACAGTGGCTGACAATACCAGGGGCACCAACATGACAATTTCAATGAGCAATGACCAGTCTCCTCAAACTACATATGACTCTACAAAGTTCAACACCTACACAAGGCATGTGGAAGAGTTTGAGCTTGCTTTGATCCTGCAGCTCTGTATTGTCCCCCTGTCGTCTGATGTCCTCAGCCACCTACAGTCAATGAACCCCTCTATTTTGGAGGGCTGGAACCTTGGAGTTAACCCTCCCACATCGTCGCTGCTGGAGGATGCCTACCGCTTCATCGACTCTGATGCTACCCGCTGTCCTAGGGCCAACCCTCCAAAGGAACCTGAGGACCCCTATGGTGCATACAAGTTTTGGGATGTGGACCTTACGGAGCGCCTATCGATGGACCTTGACCAATTCCCTCTTGGAAGAAAATTCATAGCACAGAACCAAGGCGGTGGTTCCAACCGAAAACGTTCGCTCCCCCCCTCCCGCGGCACTGTGAAAAAAAGGAGGAAGACATCTGCCAAATAAATTTGATCTTTTGCCCGCGATGTCCTTGGCACAGAGGTTGTTTTTGAGTGAAATACTCATTGAACATTCTAATCCCCAACCGCGCCCGGTTGCACCCAGTGAGTAAGACCCGCACCTGCATCGGTCTGGCGCGGATATACCAAACACCGCCCCTACTGATTGGCTTTAAAGTCTGCAGCGTCTGCCAATACTGTCATATTTATTGGCGGGAGCGTGCAAGCATCCTGCCAAGTACCGGGAGCGGTCGCTGTTTGGGTTCATGTCCTTACGTATACTGCTGACTCTGCATCTTACATAAGCGGGAGCGGTGTTCCTGACCGGCGGCGGTGCAGGTACTGGCATATTATGATTGTTGCTAACTACAACAATCTTTATATGCTTTTTTTTTTCCAGAGCACCGAAAGCGGTTGAGGTTTTGCGCCAAAAAGCTGCTATAAAATAG